AATGCCCAAGACGGAGCAAAAACTTTTGATCAGTTCGTAACGAACTTCCAAGAGAACATTGCCGCCGCCCTTCAGCTGGCCAAATATGGAACGATAGAAAGCGATAACGAATATGTCCTTGACAAAGATGGATATATTGTCGGTGATATTTGGACAGAGGCCATTGCCGCTGAAGTAATGTCGTTTAATGGATTCCTGGCAACCACACATCGAATAGATACTCTAACTGCAGGTCGAGAAATATTTGGCAAGAGGTCGGTACCGACTGACCATACCCTAGTCGCTGAGGAATTGGGACATACTACTGCCGAATTTTTAAAGATGTTTCCAAAGTACCCTATTATCTACTTTACACGTTGGGGAAATCTAAGGAAGCCATATGATTTACAAGAATTGATAGATAATCCAGTGATATGATTAAAAAGACTTGACAAGACCAGTAAATAGGTGTATAATTTGTAATAAAATTGACGATATTATATTATGGAGAAAATGAATGAGTGATTCGATTGTAGCACAAAAAAGATTGATGGAAAAACTGCGAAAGGCAGGTTCTATCAAATCCACACAATTAACTAAGTCCTCTCTATTCACAGAGAAAGACGAAATCCCCACATCCGTACCGATGGTTAATGTCGCATTAAGTGGCAAACTAAACGGCGGACTCACGAATGGTCTTACAGTTCTTGCGGGACCATCAAAGCATTTCAAAACAGCATTTGGACTGTTGATGATGAAGGCTTATATGGATAAGTATCCAGAAGCAATTTGTCTTTTCTACGATTCAGAATTTGGCACACCGCAGAGTTATTTCAGTTCTTTGCAAATTGATACTGACAGAGTTCTACACGTTCCAACTAAGAATATTGAAGAGTTGAAATTTGACCTAGTCAAGCAACTTGATGGACTGGCAGTTGAAGATAAGGTCTATATTATGATAGACTCTATTGGCAACCTCGCTTCCAAGAAAGAAGTCGAAGATGCACAGAATGAAAAGTCCGTTGCTGATATGACACGAGCAAAACAGTTAAAGTCCTTGTTTAGGATGATAACTCCCTATCTCACATTAAGAGATGTTCCTCTTGTAGCAGTTAATCATACCTACCAAACACAAGAGATGTTCTCTAAAGCAGTTGTTTCTGGTGGTACTGGAGTATATTACTCCGCAGATAATATCTGGATTATCGGCAGACAACAAGACAAGAAGGGAACAGAGATTCAAGGCTACAATTTTATCATCAATGTAGAGAAGTCCAGATTTGTTAAAGAGAAATCGAAGATTCCGATTTCCGTGACGTGGGAAGGTGGTATTAAGAAATGGTCAGGATTACTAGACGTTGCTCTTGAGGGTGGATTTGTTACTAAACCTTCTATGGGTTGGTATTCAAAAGTCGATATGGAAACGGGCGAAGTTGAAGAAATTAAAGTACGAGCAACTACTACAGACAACAAAGAATTCTGGGAATCTATTATTGATACTCCTAAATTTAAAGAATATGTAGAGAATCGCTACGCCATTGGCACTGGGTTACTTAAATCTATAGATGCTGATGAGGTAGCCGATGAGGAATAAGGAAGACGTATTCTATGTAAAGACTAAAGATTCAACAGTCTTTGCCATATATGACTTGACAATATCAGACGATTGTGATAAAATATCGTTTGGATATAATTTCATTGATGATAATCCTTTGGATAAATCTCAATATGAAGAGGAGGTCTATAAATTGGTAGAATATATGATAACGAAAGCCATTAAGTTAGAAATGGCAAATGCAGAGAAGAGGTTAAATACGTGAATATAGAAGCCACGATATTATCGAATCTCTTACACAATGAAGAGTTCGCCAGAAAGTCCATCGTATTTCTGAAAGAAGAGTATTTCCACGATGCTACAGAGAAAGCAGTATTCCACGAGATACAAAAATTCTATTCAAAATACAATGATGTTCCGTCTAGGGAAGCCCTTCAGATAAATGTTGATGAACGACCAGATTTATCTTCAACGATATATGAAGAGGCGGTCGCATTAATCAAATCTCTTGGAAAGATAGATAATAATCAGCAATGGCTCCTTGATGAAACAGAGAAATTCTGTAAAGACAAGGCAGTCTATAATGCTATTATGGAGTCGATTGAGATTATTGATGGTAAGCACAAGAAGAAAACTGATGGTGCGATACCCGAATTATTGTCCGATGCTCTAGCAGTAACATTCGATACACATATCGGTCACGATTTCCTAGAGGATTCCGATGACCGATATGAATTCTATCATACACGAGAAGAGAAGATTCCGTTTGACATTGAATACCTGAATAAGATTACCCAAGGTGGAGTCACACGAAAATCATTAAATATTCTTATGGCTGGTACTGGTGTCGGTAAGACAATCGGAATGTGTCATATGGCGGCATCGAATCTGACCATAGGAAAGAATGTTCTATACGTCACAATGGAGATGGCAGAGGAGCGTATTGCTGAAAGAATCGATGCTAATCTCCTTGATATTGAGTTGAATCGTCTGAAAGATTTAACCAAAGTAATGTATGAACGTAAGATGGAACAACTTAAACAGAAAGTCAAAGGGAAGATAATCATCAAGGAATTCCCCACATCACAGGCGCATACAGGACATTTTAGGCATCTATTAAACGAATTATCACTAAAGAAAGATTTTAAACCAGACATTATCTATGTCGATTATCTTAATATATGTGCATCCCAGAGGCTCGTAGGTTCTCAATCTGTTAACTCTTATACATACGTCAAGGCGATAGCAGAAGAACTCCGAGGTCTAGCAGTTGAATACAACGTGCCAATTTGGTCCGCAACACAGACCACACGTTCTGGTTTCGGCAATTCAGATGTCGGTCTGGAAGATACATCAGAATCCTTCGGTCTACCAGCAACTGCTGACCTCTTTCTTGCTCTTATTCAAACAGAGGAATTAGAGGAACTGAATCAGGTGATGGTGAAACAATTGAAAAATCGTCACGGTGATATTGCTATCAATAGACGATTTGTGATTGGTATAGACAAACCGAAGATGAAGTGGTATGATGCTGAACAATCTGCCCAAGAGGACATCATTGGAACGACTTCCGTGACTAGTGGGCCGCGCTCATATGAGGAAGCAGAGTCGATGTTTTCCAGTGCAAACAAGAAGAAGGCCTTCAAAGACTTTAAGATGTAGTGTCGAATTTATATAAATATGTGATAAGATGTAGTATTACATAAAGGCCATTATGAAAAAATTTAGTTTATATCTGAAAGAACCTACTAATGTAGGTCGATATCTTCAAGAAGGAAAACTCGAACATTTAGAGCATTTGGAAGATGCTATCTTTAATGCTGGCTATGCCGGTGGTGTTGAAGCACTCCGTATGCTAGAAGAAATTGTTGCATCTCTTCAAGGCAATGCTACAAAGGGCATTAATATACAGACCAAAGTGGATGGTGCGCCATCGATTATTGCTGGAACCAATCCAGAAAATGGAAAGTTCTTTGTGGCTACCAAAGCCTTATTCAACAAGACTCCAAAAATTAATTACACGGATGCTGATATTGATAAGAATCACGGCGGCGGCCTAGTAGACAGGCTGAAAATTGCCCTTGCTCAATTTCCAAAACTAGATATTCCAGGCATTTGGCAAGGCGACTTTATGTTTATTCCATCAGACTTAGCGACAGAAACTATCGATGGAGAGTCTATGATCACTTTCACACCAAATACAATTACATATGCAGTACCCACAGACCAACCACTTGCAAAGAAAATACTCGCCGCCAAAGTCGGAGTTATCTGGCACACATCGTACACGGGCGACACCATTGCAGACTTATCTGCAAAATTTTCTGTAAATGTTCCTGGACTAACGAAAACTAAAGACGTATGGGCAGGAAATACTGATTTTAATGACGTATCTGGTACTGCTACGCTTACACAGACTGAACTGGAGGACGTGCAGGGAAGAATTAATTCTGCCAGAGCCCATCTTAAACGATTAAACAAGAAAGGTCTGAAAGTATTGTTTTCGGATGGAAGTAAACTGGTGAATAATACGATAGCCTCTAATGTAAAAATATATATTAATGATATGGTAAGCCAAGGTGAGCAGTATACTAATAAACAGAAGGCCATTGGCGGATTTATCGATTTCATTCGGAAGCGATATAAGCCGGAGATAGATAAATTAAAAACAGCAAAGGGAAAAGCGAGGAAACAAGCAGTGTTAGACGATATGATTAATACATTGAATTCCGATAGAAAGATTGGAAGCACTTTCGCTTATGCGTTAGAGTGGCACAATATTGTCACAGATATAAAACTAGCCCTCATTAAGAAGATGGAGCAAGTAAATACTATTTCAGCGTTTCAGAAAACGGCAAGTGGATATAAAGTAACTGGTCCAGAAGGATTTGTTGCTGTGGACCATATGAGTAATAAAGCGATTAAATTAGTAAATAGATTGGAATTCAGTAGGAATAATTTCAACGCAATTAAGAGTTGGTCATAAGAAGAGTTACAAATGAGAACTGCCAGCGAATATAGAAAGTCTCTTGAAGAGGCCGATAAGAAGCCATATCGGTTGGTTATTCTTTCGCACGATGATGCTCAAGACCCCAATAAAACTGGAGACTTAATACGAAATAAAGCCAAAAAACTTAAAATAGAATGTATATTGGGAGAATTTGTTGGTGCTTATATATCTGAAAAAGATGATGGCTTATATCTTAATACATTTCCAGTAGAAAAGGGTGGGGCAGTTGCAGAACCTGACCCAAAGGTAAAGGCCAAATACGACAACCCTTTTAAGTTAAATGCAGAAGATACAATCATAATGTCGAGAGGACTCGGAACACCAGGTGTCACGGGTAATAAATCTTGGTATGATATGATAAAAGATTTTGAATATAGAGGATTTACAGTTATCAACACAAACGAGTGCCACGACATTTGTTCTGATAAAGTAATGAATCAGATTGTTTTTGACAGATACAATTTTAATACACCAAAAACAGTTAGAGTATATCATTCAGAGGGGTCCGATGAAGCACTAAAAGAATTAGATACTAAATTTCCAATCATATTAAAAACTGGTTCTGGTTCACGAGGGGTTGGAGTTGTTCTGGTTGAAACCGCGGCATCTTTAAATTCAATTGTGCAGTTATTGTATAGAGAAAATGAATTTCAAGATATCCTTTTACAGGAACGAATTGATACTGAATATGATGTAAGAGTGATTGTTTGTGCAGATGAAATTGTGGGCGTAATGAAACGTCCTATTGCTGAAGGAGATTTCAGAAGTAATGTATCCCAAGGTTCTAAAGCAGTTACACATACGTTAACTAAATTGGAAGCAGAAGAATCACTCGCTGTTGCTAGAGCAGTTGAAGGGCTGTTAGTTGGAGTAGATTTCATTCCAGCAAAAGATAGAAAGAAAGATAGACCCTATTTTATTGAAGTTAATTCAACTCCAGGTTTAATAGGTATTGAAGATACAATAACGGGTAGTATTGTGGAAAATATATTGAATAAACTTAGAGAAATTAAATGAGAACACTAAGGTCAGAAATGATAAGATATACAGAATATTTAGAGGAAGCGAAAGCGAAGCC